TCCTTGCGTGTCCTTGCCTATGGTGCAGTCTCCGCGACCGGCTGATCGCCGCATCGCTGTTCCGAGTGTTTCGGCAGTGTAAAACTCCGGCGCAGGAGGATAAAGTCTGCAACAAATCAATGGGACATTCCCAAGTTCTCGAAAAGGTCTCGGCGCACTTCGCCGAACTGCTGGTCTTGAAAATCGAATCCATGACTCAAACGTGGCAAAAGCCGTGGTTCTACGGCCAGGGTCTTCTTCCCTGCAACATCACGGGTAAGAGGTATGCTGGCACGAACCTTCTGACGCTGCTCATGCTTACGGAAGTCAAGGGTTACCGGACTCCGGTATTCCTGACCTTTCGTCAGGCCAAAGAGCGCGGCCTGACGGTCAGGAAGGGCTCCAAACAGTTCCCGGTGGTATTCTGGAAGCCTTTTTACCAGGCGAATAATCCGACCGACGGTCAGCGCCGGTATCCTACGGTCGAGGAATACAACGCCCTGCCCGAAAGCGCCCGCGCCGAGTATGTGCTGCGCTTCAGTTTACGCTATTATCCGGTTCTGAACCTCGACCAAACGGATTTCGAGGAGCGCTTCCCGGAACAGTGGCAGAAGCTCCTGGAGCGTCAGTCGATGACGCCACGTCCGTCGGGGAGCGTGCACCCCGTGCTTGAGCGGCTGCTTGCCGCGCAGTCGTGGGTCTGCCCGATTCTCCAGAAGTCGGGAGATGCAGCCTTCTACTCTCCCTGTGACGATAGGATCGTCCTGCCGCGCCAAGAGCAGTTTCACGACCTGGAAGCCTTCTACTCGACCATGCTGCACGAAATGAGCCACTCGACCGGCTCGGCGGGCCGTCTCGACCGCCATTTGGGCGAGCCGTCGACGGCGGCTTACGGCCGCGAGGAGTTGGTCGCAGAGTTCTCGGCGGCCCTGGTTGGCCTCGGCCTGGGCGTGTCGAGCGGCATTCGGGCCGAGAACGTAGCTTACCTGAAGGCTTGGCTGAGGGAGCTGCGCGAGAAACCGGTCTTTATCTTCTCGGTATTGAGCGACGTGCAGCAGGTCGTTCGCTTCTTCGAAGAAGAGCTGTGCATGAGGCTTTTCGATACGGCTCCGGCCGAGAATGGGGCATAGGGGCTTCGGCCCCTTTTGTCGCGGGCTTTCTTTCGGCGCCGGCGTTCGCCGGCGCCTTGATCGCTCCTAAAAAGCACGACTTGCAGGGCATTGCAAGTCGCGCTTTTCTCCACGTCGCGGCAGTGCACCCCTCGCGTTGCGAGGGAGAGCGGTATTTTCTCTCTGGGTCTGACCGGGCTGCGGTTTTACCCGGCCTCTGTCAGAATTCAAGCTTTCTGCGACCTGAAGGGTCACCCCTTACACGTTGCCTTCAGGCCATTCTGATACAAAGTAGTGACCCTGCATTTTGCCGGGCAATGAACCCGGGAAATATTTTCTTAGGAGTCCCTTCGGGAACTATGTTTATGCTGAAAAAATTTACCCTGGCAGGCCGGGGCACTCTGAAGAAATTTTTTCAAAAATATTTCCCGGAACCCTTGCGCCGGTTCAGCGGTAGAGAGCGGCCGCCTATGCCCATTCCAAAGGAACGGGCGGCCGCTCCATGTTCATTACAAAATGTCAGCGTCCCATACGAGTATCAGAAAGGCTCTGAAGGCAACGTGTAAGGGGATGACCCTCGTTCTTTGAAATCTCGAAAACATCCATCGGCAGGGAAATCACAGCCCGGCAAACCTTCGAGAAAATGATATGTTCGATAGAAAGGGTAAAGGGCGTGACGAGGATGTTAGCGAGTTTTCAACCATAAGTTCTTTGACGTATTAACCAGCTCCGCTCGATGTGATCGGCGGATGGCGGGGAGCGAAGCCCCAGCGGAGCGCAAATACAAACATTTAAAATTTAATTATTATGAAAACTTGGATTATCGCAGAACAAAAAGGCGGTGGATTTCAAATCTCCCGCATCTTACAATCGAATCGTATTCCTTACGATGAGTTCCGAACGGCAATAATCGGTTTGTGTGAGTCATATAACAGAGAGTTGATTCCCTCGACTGTTGCATGTCTTTTTGAAGTATTCGGAGATACAACTCACCTGCTGGCGTTGGATTCTGCAAATCAATTGGACGAGTTTACACGACTGAAAGGTAGTGGTAGTACAAGCTGTTTTGATGTAGTCAGTATCCAGAGGGCTGCTTGGTGCTATCAAGAGGGACTCGATGTTTTGAAGTATTCCTATCAAAATGGTGGAGGAAGTCGTGCAGCCGTCAAAGAGATTAAAAGCAATAGACAATTTCAAAAATTTTTGCTGGAAAAGTGCACTCCTGATTTGTGATTCGCTTTTTATTAGCAAAATGTTATGGATATCATTAAGACCATCACGACGAAGATCCGGCGGCATAACTTCACGTTCCGCGAAGGCCGCCGGATCTACTACGGCCTGCAAATGGATACGATCCGTCTGGTCTGGGCTCGGAACCTCTGCGAAGGCTGGCAGATCGACATCGACGGGCGGCGGATCACCGTCGATTGCGTCCTTCGGGAAATCACGGTCGGCAATGGCGAAATCATCAACTACTGACACCTTGCGGCGTATAGGTCAGCCGCTATTTTTTACTATGCGGACAATAGAGGTTACGGTAATGAAAACCGTAGTTTTCATTACGGATTGGAATCATGCTACATGGAGACTATTCAAAGAAACGGACGGAATGTTTCGATGTACTCTTCCCGATCGTACCACCCAGATAAGGGTTGCGACATTTTATGAGTTCCTGACGACTTTGTTCGGACAGAGGCAAATAGGGGCGTTTTCAAATTATGAAGTTAAAATTAAAGGCAATGGACAATGACGAATTGCAAGAAGGGCAAACAGGCACGCTGAAGAAATCCTATTTAGGCTATCGACATGTTGAATTCGTGGAGTACGATTATCCGCGGGTTCGCGTGCAGCTTAGCTCGGGGCTCGAAATCAGCGTGTGGGAGGATGAAGTTATCTGGGATGAATATTATGAATAATATGCAACGACAAGTAAGCATGGTTGCCATGTCGCATTTGAGCGATGTGCAAGCACTGATAAACCTCGGCGAGCTGGAAATTGCCCGCCGGGAAGTCAATTTTGTAAAGACGCTGATCCTCGACTATCCCGACATGGCCGCCGAGGTTACGGATGAAGAACTCGACGGCATTTATGGCCGTCTCGTTGGGGTTAAATCTTCGTCCGTAGAAACTATTAGGGAGGAGGAACGCCACAGGATACGGAGGTTGTCGATTGCAGCCTATCGGGAAACCTGCCTGCGGAAAGGCGACCAGTGCTGTTCGGTCTGCGATTGCTGTCCTTTCAGTCAGGCGTTCGTCGAAAAGCTGGCCGAACTGACGGCGGTTGAAGGCTGTCAATAGTCTTCTTCCCTTCACTATTCAACACGGCCGGGCTGCCGATTTCTCCTGTTTAAAAAAAGCTATCCCAATGAATTCAAACGATAAAATCCGACTTTTGTACATCGACCTTTTCTGCGGTGCGGGCGGCACCTCGACCGGGGTACACCTTGCGCGGCACGGCGGAGATCCTTGCGCCAAGGTGATCGCCTGCGTGAACCACGACGCCAACGCCATCGCGTCGCACGCTGCCAACCACCCCGATGCGCTGCACTACACGGAGGACATCCGTACGCTGGAGTTGGGGCCACTCGCGGCCCATGCGGCCCGGATGCGCCGCCAGTATCCGGATGCCTTCGTCGTCCTCTGGGCCTCGCTGGAGTGTACGAACTTCTCGCGGGCCAAAGGCGGCCTTCCGCGCGACGCCGACAGCCGCACGCTGGCCGAACACCTGTTCCGCTACATCGAGGCGCTGAACCCCGACTACATCCAAATCGAGAACGTGGAGGAGTTTATGTCGTGGGGCGATCTGGACGAGCGGGGCAAGCCCGTCAGCAGGGATGCCGGGCGACTGTACCGGAAATGGATCGACAACGTGCGGGGCTACGGGTACGACTTCGGCCACCGCATCCTGAACGCCGCCGACTTCGGGGCGTACACTTCCCGCCGGCGGTTCTTCGGGATCTTCGCCCGCCGCGGCCTTCCGATCGTCTTTCCGAAACCGACTCACACCAAGAACCCGGCACAGGGCGACCTGTTCGGTCAGCAGCTTCGCAAGTGGCGGCCAGTGCGGGAAGTCCTCGACCTTGAGGACGAGGGCGAGTCGATCTTCGACCGGAAGCGGCCGCTGGTCGAGGCATCGCTTGCCCGCATCCACGCGGGGCTGGTGAAGTTCGTCGCCGGCGGGCGCGAAGCGTTCCTCGTCAAATACAACTCGATGAACCAGTCCGGGAAGTATGTCGCACCCGGCATCGACGAACCGTGCCCGACCGTGGCGACGCAGAACCGTCTCGGCGTAGCCAAGGTGTACTACCTCTGCAAGCACTTCGGCGGGTCTCCGGAGGGGAAATGCACAGCCGTCGATGCGCCCGCGGGCGCGATCACCTGCCGCGATCACCACGCCTTCGTCTCGGCCTACTACGGCAACGGGTTCAACTCGTCGATCGAGCGGCCGTCACCGACTGTCACGACAAAGGATCGCTTTCAGTTGGTGCGTCCGTTCTTCGCCAACTACTATTCCGGCGGCGGCCAGACGTCAGGAACGGACGGCCCGGCTCCGGCCGTCATGACGAACCCGAAGCAGCGGCTCGTCACGCCGTGGATCATGAACACCAACTTCAGCAACGTCGGCAGTTCGCTCGATGCTCCGGCCCAGACCGCGACTGCCAACCGCAAATGGCAATACCTGATGAACCCGCAGTTCGCCTCGGCGGGTGCCGCTACCGATCGGCCGTGTTTCACGCTGATCGCCCGCATGGACAAGCGGCCTCCGCGGCTGGTGACGGCCGAAGCGGACGGCGAGGAGCTGCCCTCGTTCATCAGGCTGGAGGACGAAACGTTGGTTTACGAGATTTACCCGGAAGATACGCCGATGCTGGTGCAGATAAAGGAGTTCATGGCGCTGTACGGACTGGTGGACATCCGGATGCGGATGCTTCGTATCCCGGAACTGAAGCGGATCATGGGCTTCCCGGAGAACTACGTACTGATCGGCACGCAGGAAGAGCAGAAAAAATTTATCGGCAACGCCGTCGAAGTGAACATGGCACGGGTTCTCTGCGAGGCGCTGGTGGCGAAACTTTACGAGTTGAACATCGTGCCGCAGCGGTTTGCGGCGTAATATACACAACAAACGAAATAAAACAACAAAAATTATGAAAAGCGAAAAAGCAAAGTCATTCATTGACAATGATGCAATACAGATGAATAACGGAGATCGCATGATCGATGCTTCCACGGCCTATACTGCCGTCGAACTTGCCGAGCAGGAGGCCGAGGAGCGGATGCGGGCGAAAGCAATCGGTGCATTCGACGATATGTGGTTCGAAAACGGCGAGGACGGAGAGTTCGAACCGGATTACGAGTACCACCGAAGGAATTTTATCCGGAAACTGAACAAGGAAGATGAAGTGCAGGAAGCATAGCCGATGCCGAAAGGTACCCGGAAATGGCAGCGTACTGGAGATAGTTCGGTGCCCTTGGTGTGGTTGGGAAGTGAGTACGTCTAACATTGGGAAGTGGTGCGCCAAATGTTATTGCAAATTCGAAGTAGGGAGTGATGGTTACATTCACTTCTCGCAGGACTTCCCAAAGACCACGGCCGAAGCATGGGCTATTGCTTTCGCCAAAAGTGGCGGAGTAGGTTTTGGTAATATATAATTGATTAACTAACAGTGAATGAAACAGATTGAGGAAAGAGGCGGAGATTTCGCTGCTAATTATGAAATACTTGACGATAACGGTCGCCGAAAAAACGAGTGTGAGATTGCCCGCGAAAGCTACATTTCTGGGGCCAAATGCGAACACGAACTACTGACGCGCTGGCACGACCCGAAAGAACCACCCGAACCGGGACGGGTTGTGCTTGTAAAGCGGAATCCAAGCTCTATCATACCGTATGATTTGGGGCATATTGATAACGATGGGAACTGGGTGGATTCGTGGTGTGGTTCTCCGATAGATGATAAGATCATCGGCTGGCGGAAGATTCACGAATAAGGACTAAGCGAAGAATTTATGAAAAGTGAAAAAAGAAAGGAGTGTGCCAATGAAAATGTAAAACCAGTGGGGCGACGACAGGCATCTTATAAAATGGGAAAATTGGTATAAGAAGAACATTCGGAAATTAGGGGTTCGAGTCCCCGGTCGCCCACAAATAACCGCCTCAAGGCATAAAATTATTTGATCATGAAAGAAATGCTCACAAACTACATCAGTCGATATTCGGCATTTGGATTGAAGATGGAAGTGCAGAAAAGAGACAAAACCGGCTTCTCAATCATCGGCCAGCAGTTACCGATCCTTCGGCCGGGTGATGATGTTCGTAACGAGATCACCCATGGGGGACATCGACTCGTTCCATTGGTTGGGTGTGCGGCGATCGTATTCAAGTGTTCTCCGGATCAGGTCGCCTTCGATAAGGAAATCGGTGTCGCCTATCGGCTCGGCCCGTTGCACATTCCAGCGATCAAGTTGATGTATCTGCCGGAAACCGGGGATTTTTCCGCATGCTATTTGAACGGCGAACACTACCCTATCTATTCATATCACCGACTTTATGACTACCTCGACTCGCTTCTGATCGATTACCGGGGATTAATCGGCGAGGGGCTTGCCGTCAGCAATCATGCCGTAAAATGCGATCCGTATGAATGACCTATATGACATATCGGGTTCCCTTTCAAGAGCAGGCCATGCATTTGCGGCCTGCTCCTCGTCTATGACAGCCGCGGCCCAAGCTGCCGCTGCGTCATGTATTGAAATCAACAGGATCATCGAAACCGTCGAGCATTACCGCCGGAGTCCGGCGTTTCGCAAGTTGGCAGGTATTCGCCGCAAGTACCGCCACGGATTGAAAAAATGCCAACTACATGAACTACACGAACTACAACGCTAATAATCAACGAAATAAATATAACTACTTTAACAACAAAAAAACTACATAAAACTACATTTTATTCACTTTCAAACTCTAAAAACTACAATCACTATGAAAAGCTACTTTTGTAGTTTTGTAAACATCTGATTTTCAACATGTAGTTTATTGTAGTTCGTGTAGTTGCCCAAAATAGGTATCCTTTTTATGAAAACATACTATGACCTTTCCGACGAAGAGTTCTTGAGGTACCTTCGTTTATTGGTAGCGCAGCTCTCACGCCTGCCACCTTACCGCTGGCAGCAGATTGCGGCTATCGCAGGCAATCCCGAAGAGTTCATTGAAATCGTGCAGTCCATGTGTAACGACGGGCTGTTCGACTGGATAGACGATTTCGGAAACCGTTGCTGCTTTATCGACATAAAAGACGATTCTCTGATCAGGCTCGATCCTATGTATGTACGAACCTTAAAAACCGGAATTGACAAACGAATATGGAAATGAGACTCACCTTCGATGTAGATGACCGAATACACATGGATTATCTCGCCTATCTCTTCGAGCGGGACACCTCCGGCGCTTATATCGTGACAGCCCGAAATTGCTTCGGGAAACTGATCATCGGGCACACTCAAGCTGCAAGCCTCCCGCCCAAAGAAGCCTGCGGAAAATTTGCAGTGACTTTTATACTGCCTATCAACGAGGCCACCCAGAACTTTCAAAATAAGTTCATCTACCTTTCGGCCCAAGCAACCAAGCAGCTCAATATCTCCCTGCGCGCCTACTTTGAACTCGACTTTTGGGAGTTCGTGCAGCGCCGTAAAGCCCTCCGCCAACGCAAAGAGGAGATTATCGAAGCGTTCATCCTCTCCCGTAAATTGTTCTCGGCTGAATACTTTGAATCCCTCCACAAGCGGGCCTATCGTCGGGAACTGAAGGAGCTGGAAGCCTTGAAGCGGAAACTGACCCGCCGTGCATACTACATCGAATCGCTCGTCGATGAGCCGAAAAAAGTTTAACCGAAAATCGTAATTATTTCTACAAATTCACTGATAATATGCTTAAAATTATCACCTCTATCGCCTTAAAACCGGCGGCATGCCCTGCCGCCGAGTTTCGGCGGGTTCCCTTGATCAGTCCGTTCGGCAATCTCAAAACGGCAACGACCCGTGAAGATGCAGGAGAACTCCTGACGATTACTCTGACAGCAACACTCCGTTCTGACGATGCTTTCCTGCATGAGCCTGCAATCGTCCGCGTCAAATGGCGCGGCGGCTCCCTTGTTTTCGGCAGCAAGGACATCCCGGCCCTGCTAACACTGACCGAGGAAGAAACCCTCGTTGCCACCTGCAAATACCAGACATCAATCGAAGCGGTAAAGGGGTAATGCCGTCCTTTTTATGCGGCCTGCGACCAAGTAGATTTGCATAAAAAAGAAATGAAACGCCTGATCACCCCGGAGAACAACGTCAAGCTGGCCCTCGAACTGCGCCGCGGTCGTTGGCTCGTTCACGATATTTCCACTCTCATACCAACGGCCATTTCGCTGCTTCAGCAGCAGGACATTCTACTCCAAGCTGCCGAGCGAGAATTCGACATCATGCTTTACGATGTAGATGCCCGCGCCGTTTCCGCGAATGCCGCCAGAAGCGGCGACCCCTGCGTTGCTGTGATCCCAATATCCGGCACGATTACCAAATACGACTCCTGCGGAACGATCGGAACTGCCACATATGCACAGGCCCTTCTCGCTGCTGCGGCTGACACAAACGTCGTTGCCTGCGTTCTCGACATTGACTCCGGCGGCGGGAATTCGACGGCTGTTCCCTTGATGTTGGATGCGATCCGCAAATTCAAAGCCACAGGGAAGCCTCTGCTCGCACATGCCGATTTTTGCGCGTCAGCAGCTTATTGGATCGCCGCACAATGCGACGCAGTCTATTGCGACAACGCCATCACATCGGAAGTAGGGTCAATCGGCGCATATACATATTTCATCGATGACCGAGAGGCATTGGAGAAGTCCGGACAAAAGGTTCACGAGATATACGCGGAAGAGTCATCCGACAAAAACCTCGCATACCGCCAAGCACTCACCGGAGAGTACACGCTGATCCGCATGCGCCTGTCTCATTTGGTCGCCGCGTTCCATGCCGACGTCAAAGCGGGCCGGCAAGCCCTCCGGGCCGACGCGCCGGGAGTACTGACCGGCGCGACTTTCTTCGCAGACAAGGCTATCGAAAACGGCCTTGCCGACGGCATCGCCACTTTACAGGAATGCGTCGATCACGCCTTTATCCGCGCAAGTATTCACTCATAATTATATCGAACATGAAATTGAACTGGAACTTTATTTCGAAAATCTTCGCCCGAACTGTCGGGGTGGAAAATCTTTCGCGTGATGCAGAAGGGCATGAGGTACTCTCTGCTGATCAGCGTAAGATTCTCGAACAGAAATTTGGCCCGGAAGCCTTGCAGCACTACGACGCATACGCCGCCAGCGATGCAAATGACGACGCACAGCAAGAACAGCTTTTGCTGAACTTCCTCGATGCCATCGGTCGCTCCGGCGGCGACGACAAAGACAAGTTACGGCAGGAACTGGCAAAAGCAGAAGAAAAAATCGCGTCGATGTCTGCCCAGATGACGATCTTACAGCAGGAGAAGGAGAAACTCGCCAAAGCCCGCGAAGATAAGCCTGCCGCAACAGAAGTATTCGGGAGAAGCGAAGGCCGTACCTTCACGATCGACGCGAAGGCATCCCACAATCGCCTCGCACTCGAAGCTCTGGCCACGGGCCAGCTTCCGACTTTCTCCGCAGCCACGATTGACGTGGATGATTTGAAAAAGGAGCTGGGCACCTATTCGTCGCAGGGGAACAGTCTGGAACTCATGCAGGACATCTACCGGGGGTTCACCTCGGCGAAGTTCATGACGCCGAAGCGTGCGATCGAAACCTACAAAGCCGTCCGCTCGGACTATACGTCCGTCGTACAGGAGTTCTCGGCCAAGTGGACTCCGTCTGGCGATGCACGGTTCACTGCCATCAAAATCCAGAATTACCGGCACAAGATCAACTTTGCGATCGTCCCGGCCGACGTCGCCAACTCGTGGCTGCTGTCGCTCTACAACGAGCGTCTGTCCCCCGATCAGATGCCGATCACACGCTACATCGTGCAGAAGATTCTGCTGCCGTCGATCCTTCAGGACATCGAGATGAAGATGATCGGCAAAGGCAAGTACAAGGCCAAGGAGAACCCGACCGATGCCGGCAAGCCGGAAGAGTCGATGAACGGCATCGAAACGCTGCTCGTCGAAGCGGCCAAGTCGGGCGATAAGGGTATCAATTTCTACCCGAACGCAAAGGATCTGCGCACAGCAACAGATGCCGAAGTCGTCGAGTACATCGATGACTTCGCCCACAAGATTCTGGCGAAGTATCAGTCCCTGAAGATGAATATCTTCCTGTCTGCCGATCTCTACGTGAAATACAAACGAGGTTACAAAGACAAGTGGGGAGCCGGCAGCGGCACGGAGAATCCCGATTTTGGCAAAGACCGTGTCGATTTCACGAACTTCTCGCTTCAGGTACTCGACTGCCTGTACGGCTCGCCGATCATCTTCTGCACGCCGAAGTCGAACTTCATCATGCTGCAGAACCTGAACCAGCCGCAGGTGATCACCGACATCCAGAAGGTCGATTACGAAGTCCGCTACTACGGCGAATTTTGGCTCGGTGTCGGCTTCGCGTTCGGCGAAATGCTCTTCGCTTCCGTTCCGGCCGACTACGACCCGCAGGCCGCAATCTCGGATGACGGCTCGACCGACTTCTGGAAAAAGACCAACGCTGCCGCTGAAGTGGAAGACACCCACGAGGGCGCATAGTATCAAACCTTAACACCGATTATCATGTATAACCCTGTATCAATTCTGAAAACGGACGAGGGCGCAGGCTGCCCTCGTCCCAAAAACCCGACAATAATCCTCGTCCCTGTCGAATTCGTCGCTGCGGAACCGACGCGGGAAATCGGAGACATCGTCATGAAAAGCGATCTGGAACTGATCGCAGAAAAGAAAGCAATCGGCATCTACGCTACGCCGAGTACGATCGAATGTACCGAAGAGTCTGAAGGAGATCCCGACGCCCGCGGCGTCAAAGTCGGCATCGCCTTCGAGCATCCGGGCGATTCGGCCGAGATTGCCGGTTTCACTGAGTACGCACGCAACCGTGGGTTCATCGCATTGAACCGTGATTGCGCCAACGGCAATACGGCGGAATATCGCGGTTCGAAGTGCAATCCGCTCTTCCTGACGACGGAGTACACCAACAACAAGGATGCCCGCAAGCGGAAGCTCACGTTCAAGCAGGAGCAGCGAGACCTGATCGGGGCAAGCATCTACAAAGGCAAGATGCCGGAACTCGCCGACGAGGCTACATCGGCACCGACAGAGGAAGAGGGGGCATAGTATGGGAAATAATAACACCGCAAGACAGACCGGGGCCAAAGGCGCTCCGGCTGTTTCGGCCACACCTACGGCCGAAGTTGAAAAACGAGCCGCAGATGCGGGAGTCGTAAGCCCCGATAGGAACACTCCAGAAGAAACCCCCATTCCGGAACCGGCACCTCTTTCGCCCCTTCCGGAAAAGGATGCCGCCCCCGCACCGGCCTCTTCGGATGCTGAAGGAGTACCGGCTGACGATTCCGTTATCGTTATCGCGGCCTACCCCGGCACGAAAGACCTGTTGCAGGCTCTGTGGCAGAAGGCGGCTCCCGGACACTGTACGCTTGTATTCGTTGATGATGCCCCCTTCGCAAAGCAATTCCCCGCACTGATTGCGGATGCCTCTATCCCCGACGAATTCGTGTTTGTCCCGGCCAACTGCGCTCCGGTCGCTCCGGTGGATTTTGCAGATCTGGCACAACTCAAGGTATACGTTCGCAAAGACGGTTCCCGACACTACGCAGAACGTCTGCCGATGCTCCTGAACAAAGTGGCTCTGGTCGAACTTTGCGGAACGATGCAAGAGGATGCCGACAACGAAACCCTCGTCGCGGATTATGCAAAAGAGTATCGCCGCGGTGTCCGTGCTACGGAAGTTTCGCACGATTTCGGCAACTTCGTTACACTCGTCCTGCGGAGCAATCCCTGCGAGAACGTCGTGATCGCCGGACTCTGTCAGCGTAAGTTCATTGCAGCATCTGCCGAAGGCTGGAATGCGGTATCCCCCTTGCTCACCAAAATCCGGTCGTAATGCGAGATGCCGTTCAAAAGTGGTTAGAGTCCGGAGCCGAAGTCCAAGCAGGGCTTCGGCTCCTCTCTCTTTACGCCAAGAACGAGCATCTCGCCCAGCTCGTAACAGCGCGTCCCGATCGGTACAAATCGTTGCTTATCGACACGCTGTGCAAGACAGCGGGGACTTCTCCGCTCACGACGCCCCCGCCCAGCTCCCGCCCGGCCTTCCGGGAGCAATGGGCGTTTCTCTCTGAACCGGATTGTCCGCCCGAATTGAAAATTCTGGCAGCCGACAAAATTACAGCCTATCGAGATTACGTAGATGCGCACCGGCGGCTATTCGATTGTACCACACTGGACGAATGTTTTGCGACGGCCGAAAATCTTATAAAATCTTTTTCCGAAAATCGAAAAATTCTCTACGAATTCACATACTACGCCGAGCATCATGCGCTGCTCGGCCGGCACTCGATCTTCAGGGAGATGCAGGAACTGGCGACCCTGCGTAAAATGGGGCCTGTTGCCCTTGTCGCCAGACAGAAGAATCTCAAAGGAAGCATCTGGCGGATCAAACACGAGATAACCCGCGGCAGCAAGCCCCATCTGGATATCGAGCGAAGAAACCGTCTGAAGGCGAAAGAACGCGAGCTTGCAGCCGTCAATAAAATGATCGAAGAATATGAACGAACTATCCGACCATAAGAGCATCGGTGAAAACCTCGCGCCTGAAGAGGAGCAGAGGTTGGTCGATCTCGGTGCGCTCGGCTGGCCGCCGGAAGATATCGCCCGCAGCATCAACGCGAACGTCGAGCAGTTTACGCAGGAGTACAACGACCCGAACAGCCGCGTTGCCGTGCTGATAGCCCGTGGTCTCTTGCAGAAACGCGCACTACTCGAAATAAGGCTCATGGATGAGGCTCTCGGCGGCAACATTCCGGCGACGACACAACTCTACAAAGTACAACGAGACCGTTCGTTTGAAATGACGAAGCTGGATGTGTTCGGAGGATTCACCGACGAGCAATCCTACCAGCGCATCATGGACTACATCGACAAAGGTTGCGAAGACGATCTCTCGACAAAGGAACAGTTATATATCGACTTGTTGAATCTCGTATTCTCCCTCTCCAAACAACATGACCGCCGAAATGTCATCAAGTTCCTGACAAAGCCGCCCTTCAAACTCTCCTATGCACGTGCCGTCGATATTTATGACGAAGCCGTGAATCTCTTCTACTCGAACCGGCGCGTAACGAAAGAGGCGCTTCGGCAAAAATACGCCGACGACCTCGAAGCATGGTCGAGCATCGTCGCCCAAAGAGCGACCTGTGCCGCCGACTATGCCGTGGCGGCAGACATGCGGGCAAAGGCCGCAAAAATCCTCCGTCTCGATCAACCCGACCCGGAACAACTCCCATCCTCACAATATATCAAACCGATTCGTCTTCTATCCCTCGACTCTTCGGATGTCAGCCTCCCGCCGGCAAACAGAGACGCGCTATCGCGCCAGATCGATTCCGTACTGGCACCGGATGCCGTAAAAAAACGTCTGCGCATGGAAGCGGGGATCGAAGATGTGGATTTTATCGAAATTATCAATGTCGCACAGGAAGAGAATTAACGCCGGGGACAGCCCCTGCATCGACGTACAATATCAGAACCTGTACGCCCAAGTAGCATCGTTGCTGATGCCGCGAAAGCTCCGCGCTGTCTTGGGCCGCGGCTCGGCCAAGACGACGGACTTTCAAGCCGAACGACTCGCGGAGATTATCTTCGACATGCCGGGTGCCCCTTTGGTATGGGTGGCCGATACCTTCTCGAACCTCACCTCTAATATCCTGCCCGGTGTGCTTGAGGGCCTCGAACGCAAAGGACTGCATGAAGGCGTCCACTACGTAATCGAAAAGGAACCGCCGACATACACGGAAAAAGAGAAAGAACACCTGCCCACATGGCTCAAACCGCATTTCTGGAAGCCATTCAACCGTCTCGTATCCTACAAGCGTACAATCATTTTTCATACCGGTACAAATATCCGATTCGGCTCCCTCGATCGACCTTCGACACTGGCCGGCAGCTCGTATGTCTATGTGTTTGGAGACGAGGTAAAGTATTTCAAAGAAGAGAAGATCGCCAACCTGATGAAAGCCGTCCGCGGGTACAGCGTGCAATATGGAAACTCTCCGTTTTACCGTGGCTACTCCTTCACCACGGATATGCCCGATGTATCCCACATCGGGGAATATGACTGGATACTGAAAGGAGCCTCGGCAATGAATACCGAGCGGCTGACACTGGTCATGCAGGCTGGGTTGGTATACAATCAAGCCCTTCATGAATATGTCGCCGCAAAATTGGAATGGCAACGAACCCGGACACCGGAAGCCGAACGTGAGTACAAAAACAAACTACGCACGGCACGTCTTTGGCGGAGCCGCTGGGTAGAGCTGCGCCGACTTCCGGAAACCGCGACCTTCTTTATGCTTGCATCGAGCTATATCAACGTCGATATCCTGACTGCCGAGTGGTTCGACGATGCCTTCGCCGAGCAGTTCAGCGACTATAAGGCCGCGATTCTTTCGATGAAACCGACTCTGGAGGGCGGAGAGCGATTTTATGCCAACCTCGGAGAACGGCACTTTTACTACGATGGAATCGATGAAGAAGCATACGAGCGATTCGGACTGCTGGAGCAAGAGGACAGCCGAGTCTTGCGATATTGCAATCCACAGCGGACGCTATCGCTCGGCGTGGACTTCGGTAATATGTGTTCGATGTGTGTCGCCCAAGAAGAACCGAGGATACTGCGCGTATTGAAGTTTATTTATACCCTTTCCCCAGAGTCGATTCGACAATTGGCAGACAAATTCGTCACCTATTTCGCGCACCACAGGAACAAATACGTGATGCTGTATTACGATCGCGCAGGCAACAACTACCGGAAAATGGGTGCCGACACCGCGTCGCAGCTCAAACACGCGATCGAATTCGACAGCAACGAGCATCCTACGGGTTGGAGTGTACAGTTGATGTCCATAGGCCAAGGGAATATCGGGCAGGGCGACGAGTACATCTTCATGCAGGAATTGCTGGCCGGACACAATAAATATCTGCCGCAGGTGCTCATCGATGCTTACCAGTGCAAACCGCTCAAGGCTTCGCTCGAAAATGCTCGGACACGGGTCTCGAAAGGTAAAATCTGTAAAGATAAACGGTCGGAGCATCTCCCGGTCGCCGAGCTGCCGATGCGGTCTACCAACCCGTCTGACTCTTTCAAGTACCTGATGATGACGCCGCCGTTGATCCAAATCGTCAAAGGATCACCGAGGAGCGATATTATCTACGAACCGACTTTCGGATAAAAAAAGCGGAGACGTCTCCGCCTCCGCCGGAATAGAGAAATTCTCATTTCTCAATCCTATGCAATGGCAAAGGTAGCCATTATATTCAAACCTGCAAACTGTTTCGGGGGTACAAATAAAGCCCCCAGCCGCAAGCAACCATCCCCCGCCCCGAACCCCACCCCAGCAGGTCTTTTGTCATATATCACCTTTTCGAGGGTCGTGCGATCGCAACTCGCCGAGAGGGCGGGACGGCCTTAAATTTCTCTCAACAAAAATCGTTTTTCATCCGACCGGACAAACTATGCTCTATATCAACCGAATATCATAAAAACACCCCGAAAAGAGAGGCAAAAATCGGGCATTTTCAATCTACAATCAGCCGTTTCGACTTTCATTCCGAACTTTCTGCAATCAATATCATTCCAGCCCGGCACTCCGGGCCTTTGTCCTTTGCTTCGCAGGTCTACAATCTATTTTTGTGCTATGGATTTATGGGATGCAATAAAAGAGATGCGCCGCTTATCCGCCGAGGGGATTCCGTTCGGCTTTACGTTCATGTCCTACGACGCTACGGCTCGCGCAAGCAAAGGAGTGATCGAAGTTCGGCATGCCCGTCTGCTGAAACGTGAAAAACAGGAGAACCATCGAGATGCCGAATTCGTCGAGGCATATCTTGACCTCGACACCTGCCAAGCTCGGCGCTTTTATCAGCCATTGCTGATGAGTTTTAACGGTCAAAAAGTAATTTTGCAATGAATAAAACAGGAAAAGCCACCCAGATTTCGGATTTTTCATATGCCCTGCCGGTCGATGAGTGTGTCTATACGATCTCAACGGCTCAAGCGAACAACCTCGACACTCTGCTATGGCAAGCAGAACGGGAGAATTGGGAATATATGCCGCAGTATGTCGGTGGACAAAAGATCGTACCCTACGGAAACAACAACCGCCTGCCAGTGCAAATCCGTGACCTTATGGACGAAAACAATCTCGCCCCCGGTATTCTTGCACGTCAGAAGGGATTGCTGTACGGCGAAGGCCCCTTTCTGCGCAGCCTGCGTTTCGAGAATGGCGAGATAACGAAGGAGTTCAAGGATGATAGGGAGATAATGGCATGGTTGAAAGATTGGGACTACCTGAAGTACATCGACGCGGCGATGACCGACTACTTGTATCTCAAAGGATTTTTTGACATCAAGCTGCTCGAACGCCGCGGACGGATCTCCGGCCAAAGGCCGCGAATCGCAGCTCTGGAGTTTGTGTCTGCGAAAAATGCCCGCCTCGAATGGGCCGACACCCGTCGTCTTGAGGACGTAAGGCACATTTTCGTCGGGAACTTCGAGAACGATTGCATCGACACCGGCATCCAAACCTACCCGGTATTCGACAGCAGCAACCCGGCCAGATACCCCGCTTCGGCAGCTTACAACTCGTCTTACTCGTTCGCACGAGATTTCTATTCGATTCCGGAATATTGGGGCACTCTGCGCTGGATTATGCGCGGTTCCGAAGTTCCAGCCATATTCAAATACGTTACCGACAACGGGTTCAACGCCGCGTATCATGTTCATTCTCCAGACGGATATTGGGAGAAGAAGCGCACGTACATCCGCAAGAACAATCCGGCATGGAGTGATAAACAGGTAGAAGAGGAGATCGGCAAACTCACGGCAACCATGCTTACCAAGCTGACCGAAGTGTTATCCGGGGCCAAGAATGCCGGAAAATTCTTCCACACAGTGGATGTTTTCGACCCGCTCTCGCAACAAACCAACATCTGGAAGGTAGAGGCGATAGACCAGAAAATTAAAGACTTCATCGAATCGCAACTCAAAGTCATGGAGGCGGCCAGCTCGGCAATCACATCCGGCCTCGGTCTGCATGCATCTCTGTCGAACATCATGGTTGCCGGGAAGCTCGCATCCGGTTCCGAAATGCTTTACGCCTACAAACTCTTCATGATGTCGAACACCGCCAAACCCACATACGACATTTTGGAACCCATCAACCAAGCCATCCGCTTTAATTTCCCCGACACTGATTTACAACTCGACTTCTATCACAGCAAACCTTTGACCGAAAGCGAGACATCCCCCAATGACCGCATAAAAAACTGACGCCATGATTTTCAATAAAACGAAAAAAGGCTCCGCAGAGCTATACAATCTCACCGGCACATGGTACAAGGCGAATGACTTCACCGGGATCAGCGAGGATATCGTGCTGGCCCAAAACGAAGTTGTCAAACTGATCGGGAAAGCTACATTCGACCGGGCACACTCCCGGTATATGACGGACGAATATGATCCGGAAGTGTCATCCGATGATCCGGAAGACATGCTCGTACGGCGGGTTCAGTTGCCGGTGGCGTATAAAGCCATGCATCACTTCTACCAGCGAAACCTCGTGAGCCATGAGGACAGCGGCAGAAAGGTAAAAATCAGCGAAAACGAAAAACTGCCGTGGGCATGGCAGATCGAGAAGGACGATGCGGTTCTGCGCGATACATTCTTCCGAACGCTCGACGAATTGTATCTCTTCCTTGAGCAAACGGACATCAAAGAGTGGAAGGACTCGCCGCTGCGCACCCAGCAACAACAGTCGATTCTCCGTACCCTCGACCAATTCGAAAGCATCTACCCGCTCGACGGCTCGTTCTACACCTTCTATACACTTATACCCTTCATCCTCGAAGTGCAGCAGCGCTTTGTGAGGCCGATTGCCGGAGATCGTTATATGTCGCTCCTGTCAGACATAGATTCAGACATGGCTCTTGCAGCGCGGCGTTTTGTAGCTTTGAAGGCGATGGTGATAGCCGTCCAGAGACTTTCGGTGTCCGTATTCCCGATTGGAATCTCGCAGCGGTTTACAGATTCATTTCAGGGTAAAGGAGCCGGAAAGACCCCCTCCACCGATGCGTTGAAATTCTACCTTTCAGCCCTCGATCATCAGGCGGCAACCGCCCTCGAAGAGTTTCACGAGGCTTTATCGGCTACTGCGGAAAAATACTCTCTTCTACCGGACAACGATTCCCGAAACAAATTCTTTTCTGTTCAATAATGAATACGATCGAAATACCCGCTATCGGCGTATGCAGGGAAATCCCCTCGAAATGGAGCGAGATGACACCGGAACAAGCCCGCGTTACGATGCGCCTGCTTTGGGATATGGAATCCGGCCTCATATCTCCGCTTGAGTTTCATGTGCGCGTCCTCTATCTTCTCCTCGGTATCAAACGGACATGGCGTTCGGTAATGTGGGAAAAACTCAATCGAGCCGTTGCCGAACAGAAGAATGCCAACATTTTTCTGCTTTGCGAAAACCTCCTCGGCTGGCTGTTTACCGACACCGAGGACGGTCTGCTCCCGACATTCGACACCATACATAATCCGCTGCCCGAAATCCATATCGGCAGCCATCGTTTGCGTGGGCCGGCCGACGCTCTGCAAGACCTGATTCTCGTGGAATTTCGGAATGCCCTGATCGCCCGCGACGAATTCTTGAACACCCGGCAACCCGCGGCCCTCGACCGGATGATCGCTTTCCTGTATCGACAGCCTTCGAAGCAAGCCAACCGGGCCGGCCGGTGTATCGTCCCCATCCGTCACGAGACTTTTGAGCGGGACGTATGCCGTGCCCGCCGGCTAGCTCCGTGGCAGAAACAGACGATTCTCATGTGGTTCTCCGCCTGCGTCAAATTTCTCCAGACCGGGACGATAGTTGTGGCTGGGGAACAGATCGACATGCGCACGATCTTCAGCAGCGAGGAAACTGCCCACGATGCCGGCCCGAAGTTCACATTGACAGATGTAGCCTACGAACTGGCACGGGATCGGGCACTCGGCACGCTGAACGACATCGACGAAGAGGGCCTATATACTATATTCCAGATTCTACACCACAACGTAAAGCAAGCAAAACGCAATGCAAAAACTCATTAACCTACTACGATATCTGGTCAATATGCGTGTAACGGAGAACGAGGTAATCCCCGTTGTCGATGACACGCACGGAACCGAGCGGCTCAAGAGCGCCGACGGCCGTCAGGTCGTGATTGCCTATCCATCACTACGGCAAACAGGAGAAACATCGAACTCCTATCAGGATCAACTCCCGGCCGCCATCTTCGTCCTCGAAAAGGCAATGGCCGGACAGCGTACCGATAAAGATGAACTCGAACAATATCTGTCGATGCTCGCTACGGTCGATATGATTTTGAAAACGTTACGGGCGGACACTCTGGGATATAACGCCTGTCCCCGTTTGGCCGGCATGACAATCAAGGTTGCAAACACGGTTCCGGTATACAAAGTATTCGGGAGCTGGGTCGGCTGGATGATCGAGATCGAATTCTGAACTCCGGCAAAATAATTGCAGGAATAAAAATATTCCTTTTTTATTTGCAAGGGAATAATTTTATTCCTACATTTGTACCAGAAACCAAATGACTGCACAATGCCCATACTTTTTTACTATTTAGGACTGAAGTTCTTTTTTTACTCGAACGATCACGAACCGGTTCACATACATGTCAGCAACGGAGAATGTGACGCAAAATTCATGATCGAACCAGAGACAAAATTGATAGAAAATTTCGGTCTGAAGCCACGAGAGTTAAAACACGCCCTCATGGGGATAGAAGAGAACAAAGAGGTGATTATTGAACGGTGGAAGGAGTTTTTCGATAAATAATACGAATATGAAAGCGCAAAAGATATGGTTCGAAAATGGTCGGATTTTCCTGACGACCGACGACGGCCGGACGGGCAGTCTGCTTCTCCGCGCTTTCCCCCGTCTGGCACGGGCAAGCGATGAGCAGCGCATGAAATACGAATTATCCCGGTCGGGTATTCATTGGCCCGAACTGGACGAAGATTTAAGTTTCGAGGGCTTTTTTGACCAGCCGGCGGAAACGTCGGACAACCGGGTCGCAATGGCTTTCGCCCAGTTCCCGGAAATCAATGTCCGCCAGATGGCTCGGCGTATGGGTATCAATGAAACCTTGCTTGCAAAGTATATATGCGGGTACTCCAAGCCCTCGGAAAAACGTGCGAAGGAGATCGAGGCCGCGCTGCACGACCTCGGACATAAATTAACACAAATCTCGATCTGATATGTTCGGAGCAATAGGCATAGGTTTACTTTTCGCGTGGCTGCTGGCCAGCTATCTTTCATCTTCGCCAAAGGTGAAAAAGTAGATCATGCAAAGTAGTACGTCCAGAAGATCGGAGATTTTATCGTTGCGCATTCATATTTTTCATAATTCGCTTGCAAATATTGCGGGGGGGGGTATCTTTGTAAAGCAAATCTTAAACCTACTTGAATTATGAAAAAACTGTTATTCTTGTTTATGGCCGTATTGGCCTGCAACTACGTCATCGCACAGCAGAAAGTTTACTGCGAAATCGTGGGAACGCAAAAATTTGCGAAATCTCAAGTAACCGTGGGGATTGATTTTGGGCAAGAGGATGCCATGCGCACCAATGCGCTGGGTGGTGTGGCCTCACGAAATAAGCTCGTAGGTGATGACGGAAAGCCTCTTTCTTTTAACTCGATGGTTGACGCAATGAATTACATGGGATCGCTCGGCTGGGAATTCGAGCAGGCTTATGTTGTTACTATGCCCGGAATGGGTGGCGGTCAAAACGTCTATCATTGGCTATTGAGCAAATATATCGGAGAAAACGAATCAGGAACGAATGGCTTTAAAACACGGGGGCAATACGAAACAGAAACAGCCCCATGCATGCAGTAGCGATGTATAGACATACAAGCAATGAATTATTGCATTAAAAATCATTTTTTCCAAAATATTATTTATATTTGCAATGCTAAACAATCTCTACGGCAGATGATGTCCGTCGAAATATACGGGCATTTTTTGTGCGTATAAAATTTTATGTGGTTTCGTACCCCCGTGCCGTGCGGTTAATGCCCCGGCGAGCCGTAGAGGTGTTTAGCAGCGGGAAAGACGAAGCCACATTTTGTTTAACGGTTTAATGCTAAAACCTCTATGAAAAACACGAAAATCGGCGAGACCTGCCTTGCTGTATCCCGTATCGAGAGCGAATTTCTCTCAAAGCTGATCGAAACGGTCAAATCCCAAAGCGAAATGATTGCCCGACTGACCGCAGAACGGGCCGAACTACAGAGAAGAAAGATGCAGGCCGACCGACGGCGGCAGGAAGTCTTCCGCCTCCCGACCGGGAAATAGCCGATTTTCCCTGTCCTTTGTAGCCGCCTTCGGGCGGCTACTTTTGTTGCAAACTGCAACAAATGACTGTCAAAGGAGAGTACATACGGCGCACTTTGTTCGATGAATCGAGCCGCTGGCTGAAGAGCCAGAATACAGTGCTGGCAACGAAGCTCCACTCCCGCACCGGCCGACTGGTCAATGAGCGTTCGATGTCTGTTTCCGAACAGGGCGAGATGTCGGCGACAATGACCTACCAGCACACGATCGAAGAACGGTTCCTCGACATGCGGGTTCTGCGCTATGGTTCCAAGCTCGTCCGGCGTGCCCGCAAGATTCACACCCGTTTCGCTTACGGACACTACGAGTCGATTGCTTCCCGGTTGATGTACGGCCTGACCGACGATGTTGTTGCAGAAATCAAGCAACAACTGACGGATTAGGAATATGGGAAAAGCAATTCGGGATGAAGATTTAAGACTCAACATCATTGTAAATGGTGACGAATCCCAAAAACGGATCGGAGATTTAAGCCGACAAACAAGAGATCTCGCGAACGCAAATTTCGAGCTTCGGCAGGAACAGCGTCGACTTAAAGCCGAAGGGAAAGAGAATACCGAATTATATCGGCAAAATGCAGCTGAAATCAAGAAAAATGCTGCGATCATCAAGTCCAACAAAGAGCAAATGCAGCAGCTTCGCTCCGAGATGAAGCTGGACACTCTGACCATCTCTGATCTGACACAAGAACAAAGGCGTCTACGCGCTGTTTTCAACAATGCGATTCCGGGCACAACGGAATGGGAAAAATATCGGGCTGAATTAAAGCAGGTCGATGCCCGCATCAAGACGCTCAAAGGATCAGCACGCGACACGGGGAACGTCGTGCAACGGATGGCCGGCGGGTTCAGCAAGTTCTTCGGCGCGATCACGGCCGGATTCGCCTCAATGTCGTTTGCAGTCATGGGCACCAAGAAAGCCCGTGCCGCCTTTCTGGAGTATGACGAAGCTCTGACCGATGCCCAGAAGACCACTTCAACAACAAAAACGGAGATCCGCGAAGTATCGGAAGAACTGAAGAAGATAGACACCCGCACCACCCACAACTCACTGCTTGACATTGTGCGAGTCGCAGGTAAACTCGGTATCGAAGGCAAGCAAAACCTGATCGAATTCGCCCGTGCCGGAGATAAAATCGGGGTCGCCCTCGGCCGAGACCTCGGCGGCAATGCCGAAGCCGCCATCCAGCAGATCGGAAAACTCGTCGATATTTTCCACCTCCGAGAACAATACGGCATCGAGCAGAGTATGCTCAAGGTCGGCTCGGCAATCAACGAAATCGGCATGGCCTCCACGGCGGCCGAGGGTTTTGTCGTTGACTTCGCAAAAAGGGCGGCCGGTACGGCGCCGAACGTAAATATCTCGATTCAGTCCGTCCTCGGCCTCGCCGGCACCCTTGACAAATTGGGGCAGCAGGCCGAAACGGCAGGCACCTCCTACGGGCAGGTGATTACCGCCATGTACAAGCGGACAGAGGTCTTTGCCAAAATTGCCAAGATGAGCCTCGGCGAATTTCAGAAGCTCATGGGCGAAGATATGAACGAGGCATTTATCCGCGTTTTGGAGGGTATGGGCAAGTCTGGACAAGGCATGCAGTCGATCGTAAACGCCCTGAACTCGATGAAACTCGACGGGCAACGTAGCGTGCAGGTCTTGGGCGTTCTGGCGGCCAATACCGACGAGCTGCGTCGGCAGCAGGAAATCGCCAATCATGCATTCGAAACCGGCACATCTGTCATCGAAGAGTTCAACACCAAAAACGAAAGTGCCACGGCCCAATACGAAAAGCAAAAGAAAGCGCTCCATGAACAGGCCGTAATCCTCGGCGAAACACTGAATCCGGCATTCACCTCGACAACCTCGATCACCGTAACCTTTCTGAAGGCGCTGACGGGTCTTGTGAAATTCTTATACCAGACAAAAGGAGCGATTATCCCAATCGTTGCGGCCGTCGCAGCCTACAAAACCATAATGTTTGCTGCACACAAGGCGATGGTGATTTACCGAGCAGCTCATATTGCGTATATCGCCACTACGAAGCAGGCAACGCTGGTAACACAGGTATTCAACAGCGTCGTCAAGGCCGGGCCGTGGGGTTGGATTGCGACAGCAATTTCAGTCGCCATCGGTGCGGTAACTCTGTTCAGCGACAAGATTTTCAAAACCCACGAGCAGGTCAGGAACATGGCCGCCGAAGCCGCGGTCGAAATCGACAACGAGAAACGGAAGCTCAACGAATTGCAGGACGCAGCGACCCGCGCAGCCTCCGGGAGCCGCGAACGGGCCGAAGCGATCATGATCATCAACGAGAGGTACGGCAAGTACCTTCCGAAGCTGCTCACCGAGAAAAGCACCAACGAGGATATCGCCATCGCGCTTCAGTCGGTAAACACCGAATTGGAAAAGAACATCAAGCTCAAATTCCGGCAGCAGGAAGCGGAACGCATCGCCGGAGATGAGATGACAGCCATGAAAAAGGCGATCGCCGAAATCACGACCAAGTATAAAAAATGGGGCGACGAATCGTCACTCACGGCCGATAAGCAGAGGTTGATCGCCGCCGCCGTCGTCGATTTCTCGGGCAAGATAAAAGCGGCCGGAGACGATTCTGCAAAACAACGTCAGGCAGTTTACGACCTTAACAAGGAACTGCAGAATCTGGGAATGAACTTCACCGGTTCGAGGTGGAATCCTCACGGCCGGTATACTGCAATACGAAAAATCACCACAGAATTAAGCAATACCGTGAGCGAAGGGCAGCAGGCCCTCTCGATGCTGGACACCATTTACGGCAAGGTCGAAACACCTCTCAAGACAGAGGATTCCACGACCACGAACACAACGCCCACCGACCCGGACGATCCGGGCAAGTGGTCGCTCGAAAAAGACAAAGAGTTCCTGACTGCGAAGCTGAGGCTCAAGGAGAAATATCAGAACGGAGAAATCGTATCCGCGTCCCAATTCAACGAGGAGCTGCTGAAACTGGAAATCGCAGCGCTGGAGAAGCGCCTTGCGAAAAATGTCGATGACGGTGAAGCGCGGCTCAAAATCCAGAACCAACTCGCCGACAAACGACTTGAACAGAAGAAGGCGGCCGCAGCCAAAGAAGAGGAGATAAACAAACTTCTCCAGCAGTCGGAAACCGACAGGATCAAGCAGGAGAACGCCGACTACGAACAGAAGAAAAAGAAGTACGCAGGCAACGCCGCGGCACTGGAGGCTCTGGAGAAAGCACACCAGCGCAACATCACCAAAATTCGGCTCGACGAGATCGACGATCGGCTGAAAAGGGAAGAGGAAACCCATGAGCTACAAAAGAAACTACTCAAGAATCGCCACAAGCAGGAACTTATCGACTTCCAAGGCACGGCCGCAGAACGTAAACAGCTACGGAAGGCCCAAGCGGAAGAAGAGTCCCGGTTGGAACTCGAACACCTGACTCAACTCTCTGCTCAATTAAAAACGCTCATCGAGTCCGGAATGTTCGACGGCATCCAGCTTGACACGAAAATCCTTTCGGAGCAAGAGAAACAAAAGCTCGTCAACCGCTTCGCGGATACCAAAGCGGCTTTCTTGGCCTTAATGAAAACCATCAATACCGAACAGGAAAAGACATTTTCATTCGCTACTGACAACCCAATAATTATGGGTTTATCTAAAGATGACTGGGAAAAATTCTTCGATGTAATTGAAGGTAAGGCAAGATCAACAGAAGATCAATTGTATGCAATACATGCCGCCATGACAGCGATTTGTGCAGCTACAGAAATGGCGCTGCAGGTATATACTACCTACGACAATATGATGACCAAAAAGGAAAACGCTGAATTAAAGAAATATCAGAAAAATCAGGATAAGAAGAAAAAAGCCAACGAGAAGCGCGTCAAAGCCGGACTGATGACCGAAGAGCAAGCCCAAGCAGAGGAGGATCGAATGGCTGCAGATCTCGAAGCCAAACAAGAGGAATTACAGCTCAAGCAGGCAAAACGACAAAAGGCCATGAGCCTTACTAAGGCGATTATAAATACGGCATTGGGCGTTACGGCGGCTTTATCAATAGGCCCGCCTGCTGGTTATATTATGGCTGCAATTACCGCTGCAATGGGAGCCGCACAAATCGCTATGATTGCATCAACCCCAATAACGACTGGCGCCGAAGAGGGTGGTCAGGTCATCGAGCGGATGCAGGACGGCAAAAAATTCAACGCCCGTTATTCTCCGGATAAACGAGGCTTCATCTCATCGCCGACGGTGCTGGTATCGGAAAACGGGAAGGAGTATGTCGTTCCAGCGGCCGCAATGGATAACCCCTCGTTGATTCCCGTACTGAACACGATCGAAGCGGCCCGCCGACAGGGGACACTCGGCAGCTTCGATTTCAATGCCGTATACCGGCAAAATACACCGGTACCCGGATTCGTATCCGGTGGCCCAACAGGAGCTATCCCGTCATTCGACACAACAGACACGGGGCTTTCCTCTTTGGACGCAGGCACGGCCGGCAAATTCATCGCGGCCGTCGATCGTCTATGCGACGTGCTGAAGAATCCGATTCTTGCCTACGTGACAATGCTGGGCGAGAACGGAATCGTTGCGAAAATGAAAGAGTACAACCGCACGCGGGAACGTGGGCAAATTGGAGGCAAAAAACGATGATACAATTCCGATCCGAGGGCATAATCCTCGATGTACAGCCTGATCAGGATGTGACATTTACACTGGACAATCCGATCTTTGAAGATGACAGGGTGCCAGTGGCCGTTTCCACGAATGTCGAATTCAAACTGTCGCCGAAAAACTGCAAATTTTTCGGATTCACACCCGGCATCCGGCGGCGGCCGTCACGCAAGACTGCCGCCTGCGAGGCGTTATTCAATAGCATAGTCGCATTTCAGGGTGAACTGAAATATGACGATTACTCCGATAAGTCCTTGCAATACTCATTCGTCGGGGCTGAATTCGACCATATCGTCACAGGGAAACTCACCGACATTCCCTTCTCCGGTTTTGAGGACATCAGGTTCTCAACGATGGTCGAGAATGCTCGCAAAGGGCTGTATGATGAGTTCGGGTTACCCCAGATTATGCGCAAGGCAATGAGTGCCTCGATCGAGTATGTGACGTCGGGGCCGACGAAAGCAGAATGCTCAACGGTCGATAAATATGCGAACTGGCTTTACACCACCCGGCCTTATGTTGTCCCAGCGATCAAAGTACGTTATATCCTCGATAAAATCCTTCCGGAGTTAGAGCTGGGGGAACCGGAACTCGAAAAACTCCTCAATATGTTAGCGATCCTCGGACTTTACAAAAGTTCCGAATACGACAACCGATACGGGGTAAAAGATACATCGCCCGGTGCCCGGCCGGGGTTATATCCTACCCAATGTACGCTCGATCTTGCCGACTCGATGCCGGACATGGACTTGAGCGATTTTCTTATCAGTCTACTCAAAATACCTTGCTGCACGTTGTTTTTTTCCGGGAAAAAGTATTTCCTGATGAGTAACAAGTCGATTCTCGCAAGCAATAAATTTGTAGACTGGACGGCCAAAGTCAGCGACAATTATTCGCTCCCCGCCTATGAAAAGAAAGGCTATACCCTCGCATTCCGTAACGAGGATGACAACTACACCAAGTCCTACGAAGAGGATTTGGGCCAAGAGCCAACTGATGAGATTATCGAAAGCTATTCTCTGCAGGACATCATCAACAAATACAGGGTGTCTCCCGACTATAAAAATATCAGACTGGCCCAAACCGGGGATATCTATTCAGGTAAGAAAATCGACGCTCTGCTCTATTATTCAGGACGCGGTGCCGCATGGAACAAATATACGACACCAATAGCCACTCTGGATATCGTACATCAAGCCGGGTTTACGAAAATGGAACCGGCTGCCGACTCGGAAGATCAGAACTACGACTGTTCGATCGACTTCACATGTCCGAAATGCGTTCCTTTGGCCGTATACCCGTCAAAGCAAATACATGCTGACGGATCGATCGAAGAAGCAATTGGACTGAACGCCATAACTCCTATTGTAGATTTTCCCACCGCAGGCGGCAATCGCCCGTCAGAAGTGTATATCGGCTTGCTGATCAAAAATAATTTTTCGGATAAAGGATATTATTTCGAGGGCGGTATTCCCGATCTTTCTGCTGGCAGCGAAGACCGAAGCGAGTACTCCCTTGCAATTGGAGGGGAAAATGGTTTGTACAACAGATTCCATAAACCCTACGCGGAGTGGCTGGCACGGGACAAAGAAATGCTTAAAGTCGATCTCAACCTGACCGCATCAGATATTGCAAACCTACGCCTCTGGGTCAAAGTGTTGGTCTTCAACGTGCGTTATTTGATAAAAACCCTTGAAATAACCGGTAATACCACTCACGATATCCTTCACTCGAATGCGGAGTTGGTCGAAGTGTAATGTCCTTTCAGTCCGCGCGTCATGTAGATATTTTTGTCCGAGAATAGAAGCCGAGCCAATGGTAGATACCTTCGAAATAATCGAGAAGCCCGAAATTTGTCAGTTTTCTGAGAATTTGGGGAAAATGATCATCAGGAACAAAAATTCAAGCCTGACTTGTGTTTACATGACAGTAAGACTTGATGATGCAACTATATGTGACAAACTGACGCTTTATTACGATGCAGAGAGTTTGATAACGATCAACCTGCGGGACATCGTCCATACCCTGCTGGAATGTGAATTTCCACGACAAACCGGCGTTACCAACTTTACATATTTGTATATAACGTTGACCGACACGGCGACAACCAAAACATATCGTTTTCAGGTCATTGCCGGCGGGGTTGCAGCTCCTCGCAAAGTAGGGCTGGATTGGTGGGCCAGAAACTTTCTGACTTGGCAAGGGCAAATCGTCACCATGCCGGCATGGCAACCGCAATGGTTATCGGTGGTAAAACTCAATCGAGATCCACAATTTCTGCGAATCAAGTCGCGCCTATATACAGCCGAAGGAATCGAGCGCACACAGGACATTTTCACAGCATCCGAAGAAGGCATCGTCCGGATCAACGTTTCGTTCGAGCTACTCTGGCGTAATATCTGCGTTTCGGAAGAACTGACACCGATTGCATACGACATCTACGGATTGGGAGCGAACTCCGTCTCTGAACCCGATACGGCAGGTGCAAAGAACTACCCTTTCGCCCAGCGATATATTTTGCGGTCGGGCAACTTTCGAGACCGCTGTTTCTTATTCCAAAACTCGCTCGGCGGATTCGACACGATAATCGCATCCGGACTTTCGACATTACTTCCAGAAGGCGAGGTCGACACGTTCATCAATCAAGGCCGCGAAGCGGAATTAAGCAACGATTACACATCAATCTGGCAGCAAAACACAGGTTACATCAGTTCGAGCAGCATAGCCCGGCAATGGCAGGAGTTTCTGCACTCCAGCAATCGCTACCTATACGCAGACGGGGAGTGGAAACAAATAATCGTCACGGAGTACGAAGTCAAACACAAAGAGGCCGCCCTAAACAGCTACACCTTCAAATACCATTTGTCAGAAAAAGATGAAGCCAATTATTATGACCGGGCAGAACTTCCGGAACCTGAACTCCCGACCGATTTCTGGCAAATTCCATCAATACGGCGGGAATAAAGTTGTCCTTTCCGCAGCGACAGCAATCAAATATTTTTGCATAAAACAAGAACCATGACATCGTATAGACGCTGGAACATACTTACCGACCTTACCTACATAGAAACATTCTATGAACGGCAAAGTGACGGTACTCTTGTAAAAGCGGCAATTCCGGACGCGGGAATCGATTTCACCATCGACTATTTTACAGATGGAGCAACCCACTTCAAAGCGTCCCGCATTGACGGAGTTTACAAAGACTGCCGTCAGGTTGATGAATACTCGCTCGAAGTATTCATCCCGTTATCGCGCAGGCGCATGTGCAAAGGAGAGCTTCGCCGGGAACTCACCTTGACAATCCCCGATGATAATTTTTTAAATCAGATAAAAAGCATATGCTTCCCCGCCAAAACAGGGCTATTCCTTTGGTTTGGCCCATCAGACAATTTTAAGCAGACAGCCTACGGAGAGGCGATAATTGCCACGATAATCAATGCCTCATACGATATTATCGACCTCACGAGTTCTGCATATCCTGCCACCTGCCTCAAGATTATGGAAAAGCTCGAAAAAGGCATTACGGCGAATATCTACATAAAAGAAAGGGCGGAACTCCCCCAACAATCTATTATTCAAGTTCAAAAAGCAGACGGGGGCTATCAATTATTTACAGGAATATTCGAAACATCGGAGGAAGACGGAACAATCAAAATTTACCAAATCTACTATCTGGTAAATAGAACCGACGGCGTTGTAACAAGGAAACGATACGATAGATTCCCCGCAGTGGCATCCGCGGGCGACTACATCAAAAAAACCGACCGCCTGATCCTCGGCGGATACAGCCCGGCCGACCTGAAGAGCAACAGTTAAATACACAATATCATGGCAGAAAATCAAACTTTAGCGGTATTGCAGGAAATCCTGCTCAAATCCCGCATCAAATTCGTAACGGGCACCGAAGCCGAATGGACTGCGGCCAACCCTGTCCTGCTCGACGGCGAGTACGGACTTATCCGGGGCAGTTCGCCACTGAAATACAAAGTCGGCGACGGCACGAAGACATGGTCGGCGCTCGGCTGGGGCAATGTCACCTCTCTTGCCCAGCTCACGGCCGACGCAACGCATCGGCTCGTGACCGATACCGAAAAAACCAAGTGGAACGACAAGGCAGAAGTGTTTACTTTCAACTACAATGCTTATCTGCATCCACCGACCGAAGGACTAAACCCGCAGGGGCAGGTCGCAAAAAACATCGTCGCGGCGATCAATGCGAATAAAAAATGCGTTGTGGTCGCACAAAATGTCACCGTGCAGGAGATCGAAGATTCTATAAGCGGTTTCGTTTCCATCACCAAGGTTTCCGCTTCGGCCGTCACCGGATTGATCGATACTATCCGCATGGCCTCGGACGACAGCGGTCGCACGGTATTCCTCGCTACTGCTTCCATCACGTTCAAGTCCGACGGCACCGTAACCGTGGCGGCCGTACCTTACACCGGGCGTATCGTCATGGAAGAAGACCTGCCCGAATACAGCACGGAAAAAGCTCCGACGGTTAGCGGGTTCGCCGCGACCTACTACCTCACGCGGAACGGCAGCCGTATCGGCGTGCCGATCAACATCCCGCTCGATCAGGTGCTCAAGTCGTCGTCCATCAAGACCGTGACGACGGCCAATTCGCCTTACTCCGGGGCCAAGCCC